CTAGACGCAGTATAGTCGACGGCCTAGAGACTAGATCTTACAAACTAGGAGGATAATATGGGCACAACAACCTTTTCTGGTCCAATTAAGGCTGGAAATATTTATAACACAACTGGAACAACTATTGGCTCAAATGTCAAGAACGTTGGATCAGTTGTCATGTCACAATCAGCAAGCACAGAGCTGACTCATGCAACCACTACAGCGACAGCGCTAGGAATTATAATTCCTGCGAAAAGTCAAATTATAGGTATTACACTTATAATTGAATCGTTGTTTACAAGTTCAAACACCACTACTATTGCCATTGGAAATGGTTCAGGTGATGCCACTGATATTTGTGACAACACAAATGTTAGTGCAACAGCACTTTCAGTAGTGATGGGTCCAGCAGCAGTAGACGTGTGGACAAACACGGGTACTTCTGATGTGGAACTCTATGGTATTACCGTAGCGAATTCTGCTTCAGCTGGTAGTGCAAGAGTTGTAGTTGAATACGTTCAAGCGAACAATTTAACTGCTAACTAATAATTAATGTGAGCTCCTTCGGGAGCTCACAATTAGGAGATAAAATATGGGTACATATCCAGTAGATATAAAATCTACACAAGCAACTAGTACAGGTTCGACGACTATTTTTAATGGTCCATGTAGAGTGCTTGGAGTTTATTATTTAAGTGATGTTGCTGCAGGAGGCACTATCGAAATTTTAGATAATACTACAAGTGTGTGTAAATTTGCAGTTCCCGATGGAACCAGTGAACATGAACAACCTTATTATATAGAATTTCCAGGAACAGGGTTGCGTTGTACAACTAGCGCGAAAGCAACGTTAACTACTATTACAGACGCAACGTTCTTTTACGGTTAGGAGGTAATTCATGCCTAACACAACTTCAGACAGTTACACGTTTGGGAAAACATTTACTATTGCTGATATTGTTGAAGAAGCTTTTGAACGTGTAGGTTTCCCTAACGTTTCAGGTTATCAATTAAAAGCGGCAAGACGATCACTCAATATTCTTTTTCAAGAATGGGGTAATCGAGGATTACATTATTGGGAAGTAGGGACTTTAAATCTTACTTTGACCCAAGGAGAGAAAGAATTTAATTTTTATAGATATCCTTCGGATATGCCAACGACTGGCGCGACAGCTTTACAAAAATCTAACGGACTTAATACCACTCTAGATGGAGCTATTAGTAGCACTAGCGCTACGAGTGGGATTACTTTAGATTCTGTTACAGGAATGAATAATAAAGGTACTATTCGAATTGGTACTGAAGACATAACCTATGTAGGTTTTAGCAGTAAAGAATTAACGGGTGTAACGCGAGGCGCTCATTCAACAACAGCAGCCACCCATTCAGATGGTGTAGCAGTTACTAATTATATTCCAGGTTTCTCGGACATTGAACAATGTTCTTTACGAACAAACATAGGAGCCAATACTCAATCGGACGCTGCTTTAACTAAAGTGGACCGTTCTACTTATTCAGGCTACTCTAATAAAGAATCGGAAGGCACTCCTAGTAATTATTGGGTTCAACGTTTTACAGATCGTGTGACCATGACTATTTATCCAACACCCGATTCAAGTAATGCAGATAAAACATTACACATTTATTTTGTTAAAAGAATTCAAGACGCAGGAACTTATTCCAATGCGACGGATGTTCCTTATCGTTTTATCCCTTGTATGGTTTCAGGACTCTCTTATTATTTATCTCAAAAATATAGAATGGAAAAAACACAAGCTTTTAAATTATTATATGAAGATGAATTAGCAAGAGCTTTACAGGAGGACGGATCAGCAGCGAGTACTTATATAACACCCCAAGCTTACTATCCAAATATCTAATGCCAAAATATGCTTCAGGAAAACATGCACTAGCTATCTCAGATCGTTCGGGTTTACAATTTCCGTGGAAGGAAATGGTAACGGAATGGACGGGAGCCTTTGTTCATGTTTCTGAATACGAACCTAAACAACCTCAATTAAAACCAAAAAATTTAAGCGCTGATTCTATATCTTTGAGCAAAGTAAGACCCGCTCGAACAGAAAATGCAGTCGCACAATTATTACCTAATAATCCATTTACAACTTATGCAGCAGCATCGAGTGTTATTAATGTTAATTCTCCAAATCACGGATTAACCAATGGAAGTACTTATAGATTCAGGGGGTCTCCCTCTACTTCAGGATATGCAAACCCAGCTTCCTTTGATGGAATTGCGGGTTCTAATATTGCAAAAGCCGCAGGCTATGCTATTACTACAGGTAAATATGTGAGTGGCGCTCGAGACACGGATTATACAACTAATTGGTTTTATTTTACAGTGGATACGAGTACGGCTACCACAGGAGATGTAATAGGAGGAGGTTTTCCAGTGTCCGTTGGACCAGCAACTTTATCAGCATAATGGCATATACATTCGCAAATTTAAAAACAGATATTAGAGGTTATACGGAAGTCGATGATACCGTTTTAACGGATGCTATTTGTAGTACGATTACTAAAAACGCAGAAAATAGAATTTATAGAGAGGCAGATAATGATGACAATCGATTTTATGCTACTTCTACTTTAACCGTTGGTAATCGATACGTAACAATTCCAAGTGATTTAAGAATTATTAGATATGCCCAAGTAACCAATTCAAATGTAACACCTAGTGTGAATGTTTATCTAGAGAAAAAAGATACTTCTTATATGACCGAATACTACAACACACCTTCAACAGCTTCAGGATTACCTAAATATTATGCTAATTGGGACGCTAGTTATTGGGTCGTGGCGCCGACTCCTGATGTAGCTTATGCTCTTACTTTAGCTTATATTAAACAGCCCTCAACTATTACAGCATCCGATTCAACAACAACTTATCTGAGCAATAAATATCAGGATTTACTTTTGTACGCTTCTTTGTTAGAAGCATATGGATACTTGAAAGGTCCGCAAAATATGGTACAATACTATCAGCAGTCATATCAGCAGGCTTTACAATCGTATGCGATCGAACAACAAGGTCGTAGACGCAGGGACGAATACCAGGATGGGGTCATTCGAACACCTCTTAAATCAGAACCACCAACACAGGATTAAATATGGCAAATATTATACCAGACGCATTTAAATCAGAATTATTATCAGGCACGCATAACTTTGCAGATGGAGGAAATACTTTTAAGATTGCTTTATATGTAACAACCTTAGGTCCTCCCTATACAACTTCTTCAACCGTTTATAGTACCGACAATGAAGTAAGTTCTTCGGGCACGGGTTATGCGACAGGAGGACAAACATTAGATTCTCAGGCCGTGAGTGTTCCAGGAAGTAATACCGCGATCGTAGATTTTGCAAACGAAGTTTTTTCGAGTGTAACATTAACTTCCTTAGGTGCAGCTATTTACAATTCTACTAACAGTAACAAACTTTGTTTGGTCATCGATTTTGGCGGAAATAAAGTTGCAACTTCAGGAGATTTTACAATTCAGTTTCCAGCGGCTGCAGCGTCCACCGCAATTATACAGGTAGCATAATATGGCATTAGTAATAAATAACAGGGTAAGAGAATTAACTTCAACAACAGGCACGGGAGCCGTGACTCTGGGAGGAGCTGTCGGAGGTTTTCAAACCTTCGCTGCTGGAATTGGAAATGATAATACGACTTACTACGCCATTTCATTAAACAGTGAAAATGAATTTGAAGTAGGATTAGGAACTTTAAATGGTGACAGTTCAACCTTAACCCGAACTACGGTTTTAGAAAGTTCCAATAGCGATTCAGCGGTCGATTTTTCTGCAGGTTCAAAAGAAGTTTTTTGTACCTTACCCGCAGAAAAAGCAGTTTATTTAGATGCAAGTGATAATCAGGTAGGAGGCTTTGCTAGTCTTGTTGCTGATACCACACCGCAATTAGGCGGAAATTTAGATGTTAACGGACAGGATATAGTTTCAACTTCCAATGCCGATATAGACATTATTCCAAACGGAACAGGCGATGTTAATCTTGGAGCAGATGCAGTTCAAATAGGTGATAATGATGCTAATGCAACGCTTACTACACAAGGTACAGGGGATTTAATTTTAAACACAAATAATGGCACTAATGCTGGAAATATTACATTACTAGATGGTGCAAATGGAAATATTAAACTTTCACCTAATGGAACAGGTGAAATACTTGTTGGAGCTGGAGATGCGACTGGAGACATTACTAGTAATGGTGCATACGATTTAATTATAGACACTAATGAAGGAACTAATGCTGGTAGTATTACTTTAGCTAATGGCGCAAACGGTGAAATTACTGTAACTCCAAATGGAACTGGAGTGGTAGCTATTGAAGGTTCAATGAACCCATCTGTATCTTCGACAGGCAAAGCATTAATAATGGGATTTTAATAGGAGGAAAATATGGCAAGCGAAGTATTAAAAAGAGTATGTGTTAGAGCACTGTCAAACTCTGAAACCACTTTGGTTTCAGCAGTAACAGCTGGACACACTTACACGATACTTAATATAACACTGTGTGAAACAGGATCAGCTGATGAAACTTTTGATATTTACATCGATCCATTAGGCGGTAGTAATGATACTTATATTTATAAAGCACAAGCAATAGCTGCAGACGCAACTTTTGAGCATACTACAAGAATAGTTATGGAAGCAACCGATGTACTTTATGGTAGAACAGCAACTTCAGCAGATGTTGATGTTGTTATCAGTTATTTAGATCAAACT